GTTGACACGGGTTCAAATTTATCGTATACAGATGTTGCAACGGGATCAAATACAAGTTATACTGACGCTGCATAATAGGAGATAAAATTTATGGCATCAACATATTCTTCAGATTTAAAAATTGAGCTAATGGCTACTGGCGAGAACGCTGGTACATGGGGAACAAAAACAAATAATAATTTAAATTTAGTTCAGCAATCAGTTGCTGGTTATCAGGAAATAGATGTTGCATCAACAGACGTAACTTTAGCAATGACTGATGGTACTATTTCTAATGCAAGAAATATGACTTTAAAATTTACTGGTACACTTGCAGCAAATAGAACAGTTAATTTCCCAGCATCAATAGAAAAATTATTTAATATAATAGATGGTACTAATCACGCAGGTTATACTTTAACATTTAAAGTTACAGGTCAAACAGGTTTTTTATTATGTGAAGGTAATAACTATATCTGTCATGCTAATGGTACAGATATTGTTAAAGATCATGAAACAAGAAATTGGAGAACCGTAAGTGCAGCAGAAACAGTTCAACCAGGTGCACAAATTTTAGCAAATACAAATGGTGGAGCATTCACAATTACTCTTCCTGCTTCTCCAAGTGCGGGTGATGAAGTATCTGTAATTGACCAAGGATATGATTTTAATACAAATGCATTGACTGTTGGAAGAAATGGTTCTAATATAGCAAACAGTGCAGCTGACCTTACAGTTAATACACAAGGTGCTGGTTTCAGTTTAGTATATTCTGGAGACGCTACAACAGGTTGGACTTATAGGGAGAAATAGAATATGGCAAATTACGAAGCAACTAGATACGATTTTGATGGAGCTAACCTTACAGGTATTGAAGGTATTCCTACAGCAACAATTGTGCCGTGGACAGATTCATCTGTACCATCTGGTTTTTTAGAATGTGATGGATCCGCTGTTTCAAGAAGTACTTATGCAGATTTATTTGCAATTGTAGGTACAACTTACGGTGTAGGAGATGGAGCAACTACTTTTAATTTACCTGATCTTCAAGATAACGTAGCAGTTGGAAAATCTGGAACTAAGGCTTTAGCATCAACTGGTGGAGCAGAAAACGCAGCTAGTGCTAACGCAACTTTATCAGAAGCTCAGTTAGCAGCTCACACTCACGGTTACCCACTAAGAAGTAGCCACAGTAATATTAGTAGATTTAACTTAAATTATGGACCTGACGGAAGATATACAAATACTACTACTGTAAACAGTACAGGTTCAGGTTCTGGTCATCAACATAATCTTTCAACTTTACAACCGTATTTAGCATTAATATACATAATTAAAACTTAGGAGAAAAAATGGCATCAAAAGGAAATTGGACAGTAGTATTTGAAGATAAACTTATAATTAAAAATTATGATGAAGGTGCTTCTGCAGGTATTGGTTACAAAATTCAGGACGATGCATTTTGGAATGATACTAAATTTTCAAATATTTGGGCTATTCAATATGGAACATCTGTTTCTTCTGACGAAGTAGAGTATAAAGATACAACTCCTCACACAAGTTTTGCTGACGCTAATCTTGGTGATATAAGTCAGTTTTCTGCAAAATGGGACGCAAAACATTTAGAACAGTTACAAGCTGATTGGGACGATGACGGTGTGGTAGATGAAACGCCTGAAGAAAAAATTGCAAGATTAGGTGCAAGACCTACTTCTTATACCTCTAACGCAGTATAATCCTCTACAAATAAAGTAGAAGTATATCTTTTTAAATTAGGTACAGTACTTGCATGCTGTGAATGATAGTAGTCAGAAGGAAACATAACCGCTCTATTTTCTCTAAAACCAACATGAATATCTAATTTTTGATCTGTATAAAATACAGTACCATTACTAACTGCAGTTGGACCCGATATCATAATTAAAATATTTATTTTCGCTGGAGTATTTTCATCAGTGTGTGGTTTAAAATGATCTAAATTTCTTAAATCGATACCAGAGTTTTTATTTATTTTATTTATCTTAATTTTAAATTTTAACTCGGATTGTTTTTTAAAAAGATTTAATAATTCTTTATTTCTGATTAAATGAAATCTACTTCCATAATAAAATTCTTTAGTTTTTTCTGTAGCGTGATCAAAATAACTTGGAGTGTAAAAAGCTCTATTTAATGCAAAGTCTTGAACTTTTTCTAAATCTTCTTTTTTAAAAAAATCATTTATAATTTTAATCATTATTTAAGCATCATCCAAGATGTTAAAATGTATTTTTCGCCAGACAATGGTGGGTTTCCTCTGTGAAGATAGGGAAAACTAGCTGGCCAAATTACTACTCTGCCTGTTTTAGGTTTTACTCTTTTTGAAAAATGTAGAAATTCTGTTTCTCCGCCTTCTTCTACATCATTTAAATATATAGAAAAAACAAAAGCTCTGGCTCCAAGGTCATATCCTTTACCATGTTCTACATGCCAAACATGGTAGCCTTCTGTAGGAAGTGTTTTTTGAATTTTTAAAACAGTGTAATTAAAAGGAACTTGAAAAGCTTGATGAGCACCTACGTTTAGTGCATAATTTTGCCATACTATATCAAAGTTATGAATTAATGTTTTTAATTGTTCCCACCAAAAATCAATGTTGTCGCCTCCAGCAAAATATTGTTGATCTTTTTTTACCAAAACAGAGGCACCTTCACCGCTCACTCTATTTACAGTTCTATTAAATTTACTCTCATTTTCAAAAAGTTTTATTGCATTCTTACAAAGTTCTTCAGGTATATAATTATCATATATACCAATAAAATTTTCTATTTTAGCTGTTCTTTCTTTTTTATTATTCATTTATAAAAATTTGTATTGTTTTTCTCGGTACCAACGGTTTAGTGACCGCTGATACTTTATGTAATATAGGAGTTTTTAAAATAAGTAAAGAGTTTCCTGTAACTGGTATAAAACCACTAAATCTACCATGAGAAAATAATAATTCTCCTCCAAACTTACAATTCCATCTATTATTTAGATAGTATGTAACTCCGTATGTATAGCCTTGATCATCATGCCAATTAATACCAGCACCATCATCCATAGAATGTAAAACAAAATTAAAGTTTTTACATTTAATTGAGTGATAAGGATTATTTTGTAAAAGAGTTTTTATTTTTTTTAATAAATATTGTTCGCTATCAAAATGTGTATTTTTAGTAAAACTTTTATGTCCATGTAACAAAATTTTTTGCCATTGATCTTTAGTGGATTCTAAATTTAAATTTTTATCTCTAAAAACCTGACGATGTATTTCTTTGTAGGTTTCGTAATCTAAGAAATTATGTATGTAGTACAACTTATCTGGTATTTGAAATCTTAGTATCATATCTTTTCAATAATAAATTTATAATGTCTATTTTCATTTTCTTCAAATACTTGTAATCTTTCTTTTTGTATTTCTATAAAAGCGGATAAAGAATCTTCATTTATTTTATTTTTAAATTTTAAAAATGTTTCAGATATATCTTTTTTCATAGATTCAACAGTATTTTTTGTTTGATCTTCTATACTTACAATTTTTAAATTGTTTATTTCACATTTTTTTAAAAAAATAACAAAGGCTTCTTTTTCCCAAAAATCTGTTATTATTATCTTTCCACCATGTCGTAATTTTTTATGTATGTTTTGTAATGCTTTATCATAATTATAGAAAAAGTGCATAGAACAGTTTAAAACTATAAAGTCAAAAAAAGAGTTTTGCAATTTACTTTGAAACAAATTATCTTGTATGTAATTACATTGTTTAAAATTTAATTTTGCATACTCAATAAAATAAGGATCTATATCTATACCTGTAACGTCACATTGTTTATAATATTTTTTAATTGTATTTGTTCCTCTTCCCCAGCCGCATCCAATATCTAAAATAGATTGAGTATTAATATCTATATCTTTTAATAAATTAAGATATGAAGTTATTTGATTTGGAAAATCTTTGTCATCTTCTTGTAATTTAATTTCATTATCTATAAGGCCATGATTTTGTAATGGAAACCAGTTGTTGTCTTTAACATATAAGTCAAAAAATTCTCTGTCTGATAAATTAAATTTCATTTTTCTTATAAATCATTATATTTTATAGTAAATATAAGACAAAAAAACATTAGCATTAGTGCTGTATGAATTATATTTTTCTTTAAGTATTTCTTTAAAGTATTCAATTTTTTCTTTTCCTATATCTTTATGTTTTATTTCAAAAGTTTTTAACTCTTCTTCACAAGATTTAGTCACCATAGGAGTAATATTAATTTTATCTGTCATATAAAAACCTGATCTTTCGAAAAAGTCTTCTGCAATAAGGTCAGTTTCATAAGGAGTATATGGATCAGTAGTTAATAAATAACCACCTGATTTTAAAACTCTATAAGCCTCTCTATAAAAATAATGTGTGTGTTTATAGTGATGTAATGATTCTATGTTTGTTATTATATCAATTGAGTTGTTTTTAAATGGTAGACTTGTTGCGGACGCGTGAACATATTCAACATTATTAAATTTTGACTTTGCATCTTTTATAAAATTACCATTAAAATCTAAACCAGTTACGTTTTTAAAATCATAATATTTTTTTAATAAAGAAGTACCGTGACCAAAGCCACAGCCGACATCTAAAACATCTAATTCTTTAAAGTTTAATTGATATTTTTTTAAAACTTCAACTAAATGAGTGTACAGATTAATTCTATTAGACCATTTCTCATCTTCTTTATTATATTGAATAACATCTGACCCATCTAAGTTTTTATATCCATGATTCATAAAAGGAGACCATCGTTCATCATTTAAAATATTAAATGTTCTATTCATTTCTTTATTTAATCTATAACTAAATAAATCTTTCTTTAATCCATTAATAGGTTTCATACTAAAATATTTTTCCGTTTTGCCATTTCCATAAATTAGGCCCATTTAAAATTTCTGAATAAACATAATAATCTAAAGCTAAATATTTACGTACGTCTTCAGGATCTAAATCTAATTTAATATCGTTTTGCTCATTATTTTTATTTAAAAATTCTTCTTTATTAAAATGCATTTTTAAAAATGTGGGTAGATCTTTTAATTCAACATACCAGTCTATATTTGCATTTATTAAATATGGAACTTGTGAGGTACTGTGATTTACATTTCCATAATTTCTTGAAAATGGATTTATTTTAGTATGATGTAAGGAATCATAATTTATATCTTCTTGTTTTAAATTTTGTCTTTGTAAATCATATTTCAAGCCAGAAATAAATCTTTTAAAAGGCTCTCTAATAACTGTCCATCTAATTTTTTCATAATTTATTTGATTTGTAACTTTAGGATTTAAATCCTCTATACATTTTCTAACACTACTAGATCCATTTTTATGAATTAGCAGATATTGAAATTTGTCTGTTTCGTAAAACTCTATATTTTGAAATAACATTTTTCCTCCTTTATATTTCTAACATTATATTTAATGTAAACCTATTAAGATTAATTTTTGGTGCTACACCTTTATGGTAAAGTTTGCTTGGAAACAAAATCGCTTCTGATTCTACAGACTTGTGAAAAGTTACTTTATCATCAATTTTAAACTCCGTACCACCATCACTACTATGCAAGTTATATATAATTGAAAACTTGTTGTCTTCTTTATTATCCATGTGAAACTGCATTACGCTTCCAGGGTGATACCAATTCCAATAAATTCTATTTATTTTTTTAAATTTCATAAAAGAATTATTTTCGACTATATCAAAGATAACTTGAGCATATGTATTTAATATATCGTTAGCGTAATAGTCTCCATAATCTTTGTAAGTAACTGTTATAAGACCTGCATCTTTCTTATCTTTATTCATGTAATTATTTTTATCAAATCCAAAATACCAACCTTTAGAAATATATAGATTGTTTAATATATTTCTATTAGTATTTTTAGGTATGTTTGTATTAATTTTTGTTATCATCGTTGTAAAAAGCAATTGATACAATATCTAGTTCCTTTTATTATCGGTTCTGTTCCATGTATCCAAATAGGTTCTGCTGGGAATATCATCGCATCACCTGTTTTAAAGGACTCTTTTATTTGACTATCAAAAAACCTAAACTCTCCTCCTTCATAATCTTCATTTAAATTTAAAGTACAAGAAGCTCTTATATTTTGACCTACATCCGCATGGTCACCAATATACGAGCCAACATTATATTTCAAGATTCTTATATTATCGCTAGATTTAATTAACTTATTATTGAAATCAGGACATATTTTTTTAGTTTTAATGTAAAACACATAGTTAGTTATCATTATAGCTATGTATTTTTTAGCTTCATTTAAAGCGTATTCTATTTCTTTATTAGAGTTTTCTACAGCGCATAAATTTAAACATTCAAAATTATCTTTTTCGATTTTACCTGTTTTAAATTTATAGCTGCTTTCAGTTCCGTAACCATTGTTTTCAAGTAGTTTTGAATTTTTTTCAAAAATATCTATTATTTTTTTACATACATCTTTAGGAACTAAGCCATTAATTCTATACTTTAGATCAGATATTTTGTGGTCATAACTCATATTTTATGTTACTTTCATTCTCTATAAAATTAATATATATTCTACTATATGCTACAAAAAATAGGATTTCAACCAGGATTTAATAAACAAATCACAGAAACTACAGCCGAAGGACAATGGGTTGATGGTGATAATGTAAGGTTTAGATATGGTACACCTGAAAAAATAGGTGGCTGGTCACAGTTAGGTGAGTCTAAACTTACAGGAGCTGCAAGAGCCTTACATCATTTAGTTAATAGATCTGGTAACAAATACGCAATCATAGGAACAAACAGAATTTTATACGCTTATTCAGGAGGTATATTTTACGATATACATCCTATTAAAAGTACAACCACATTAACTAATGCATTCACCACTACAAATGGTTCAACATCAGTTACTATAACCTTTAGTGGTGCTCACGGAGCTAATGCAAAAGACATTATTCTTTTAGATAATTTTACAACAATTACAAATTCTAATTACACGGCATCTGATTTTGATGATAAAAAATTTATGGTTACATCTATACCATCTGCCACGACTTTAACTATTACTATGCCATCAGCAGAAACGGGAACAGGGGCAACAACATCTGGGGGTATTAGAGTACAACATTATTATCCAGTTGGTCCCGCAGAACAATTACCAGGATTTGGTTGGGGTCTTGCACAATATGGTGGTACTGTATCAGGTGAAGCAACAACCACTTTAAATGGAGCGCTATTAGATGATACAGCAGGTACAGGGGGATCTGGAACATCTATCACATTAGCTGATGCTTCTCAGTTTCCAAGTACAGGAACAAATTTTATTCAGGTTGGAGATGAAGAAATTTCTTATACAGGGATTTCTGGAAATGATTTAACAGGAATTACAAGAGCAGTTAGAAATTCTACAAGATCTGCACACTCTAGTGGAGCAACAGTTACAAATTCATCAGACTATATTGCATGGGGTGAAGCTGCATCTGGTGACTTAGTTGTTGATCCAGGTTTATGGTCTATTGATAACTTTGGAGATAAAGTTATTGCATTAATTAACAATGCAGAAGTTTTTGAATGGGATTCAAATTTAACAACAGCAACATCTACAAGAGCAACTATTATATCAGGTGCACCAACCGCATCACGTGCAATGTTAGTATCTACACCTGATAGACACTTAGTATTTTTTGGAACAGAAACAACTATTGGTGATAAAACTACTCAAGATGAAATGTTTATAAGATTTTCAAATCAAGAAGACATTAACACATACCAACCAACAGCGGTCAATACAGCAGGTACACAAAGACTTGCAGATGGATCTAAAATTGTAGGTGCAGTTAGAGGTAGGGATGCGATCTATGTTTGGACCGATACATCTTTATTTACTATGAGATTTATTGGTCAACCATTTACTTTTGGTTTCCAACAAGTAGGAACGAACTGTGGTTTGATTGGACAGAACGCTGCATTAGAAGTTGATGGTGCTGCGTATTGGTTTTCAGAAAATGGTTTCTTTAAATACTCTGGTAATCTAGAGACTATGATTTGTTTGGTAGAAGATTTTGTCTACGATGATTTAAATACAACAGCTAACCAACTAATTAATGTTGGATTAAATAATTTGTTTGGTGAGATTACTTGGTTTTATTGTACAGAAAGTTCAACTGTTATTAATAGATGCGTGACTTACAATTATCTTGACTCACGTCCTAATAGACCTGTTTGGACAACAGGAAGCTTGGCTCGTGGAACATGGGAAGATTCATCAGTGTTTGGTCTACCACATGCAACTTCTTTTGATGCAGGTAGCGACGACTCTTATGATGTAGTAGGAAATACAGATGGTTGTAGTATTTATTATGAACATGAAAAAGGAACAGATCAAATATCCGAAGGGACTACAACCGCAATTACATCTAACATTGAATCAGGAGACTTTGATATTACACAAACAGGATCTGGACAAGGGCAAATAGGTGTTGCAACTTTTCAAGGAGATGGTGAATATATTATGAAAATTAGAAGATTTATACCTGACTTTTTATCTCAAACAGGTAATACTCAAATAACACTACAGCTTAGAAACTACCCTAATAGTTCTCAAGCAAGCTCACCACTTGGACCCTTTACAATTACCTCATCTACTGATAAAGTAGACACTCGTGCAAGAGCACGATCTATATCTTTAAAAGTAGCTAATACAGCAGCTAATCAAAGCTGGAAACTAGGTACTTTTAGATTAGACACACAACCTGATGGAAGACGATAATGGCAATTAATGATATTTTAGTTAGAGATTTATCTTTACCAAGTAGAGTAAGTGATTTTCGTGTCACCGCAGCAAATCCATTACTTAATCAAACAGGTGTATTAAGTGCTAGAAATATTATGAATCAACCTGGTGTTACAAATATAGAGGGATCTTTAATTCCAGGAGATAGACCCATACCTTCTTACGAAAACTACGAAGACCTAATAATGAATCCTGATTTTATGCCAAATAGATTACAAAATTTAGAAAGATTTGCAGATAACAGATTTGAAGACTCTGAAGAAATACCAGGATTTAATTTTATAGATGCCCCAACAAGTTTAAAAAGCCGAATAACTAATCCTCAATTTTTAAATAATCCCAATAGAGGAATTATTGACAATTTAATTTTATCAAGAGGTAATCCTGATGCAAGTCTAGTTAATAAAACTAAAAATGCTTTTAAAAATATTACTCAGTTTTTACCTTTTGGAGAAAAATCTATTACGGGATCATTATTGAGAGGGATTACATCTTTGTTACCTGAAAGAGATCCTAGACAAAAAGCTTTAGAAGATTTTTATGGCAATATTAAAGATGGAACAATTCAAAGTGGTTTAATGGCAGGATATAATCCCGTATCAGGTGGCCTGTTTGGGGAAGATGTTAATTATGGATTAGGTGGAGCTATTGATAAAAGAATAGCAAGAATACAAAAAACTTTAAAGAAAAAGAAATCAGCTGTTCTTGAACAAAGGATAAAAGATTTACAAGCATTAAAAGATAGAGAAGCAAAAGCTTTAGCGGATGCAAGAGCTAAACAAGCTCAAGCTCTTGAATCACAAAGAAGAGGTAGAAGACCAACTGCTCCTAGTGGAGGAGGAACTAGAGATGATCAAGGAGACAGAAGCAAAGGACAAACTGGTGGATATTCTTATGACTCTGGTGGACGACAAGGTTTTGGTTACGGTTTGTAATGGCTAAAGTAACGGTAGTATTTACCCGACCTAGTAAAGAATATAGACAGCAAGATGCTGATTCTTTAATTAGAGATTTAGACGGATTGATTGAAAAATTAAACTCTACATTTCAACAAGATTTAAAAGATGAACTTGAACGAAAAGAACTATTTATGAATAGGTATGGTTGCTAATGAGTTCATGTAATAATGTAAATACAACAGGTGGAACTAGTCCAGGTACTAGTGATATAGATTTTTTTCTTGCAGTTGCTAAAGGTGATTTTACTGGTTACACAAATGTTTCTAAGTTTGGTTCTAATCCAGATATTAAATCATCGGGATTTGAAACTATTTGGGATGGTAGTAATTTATATCCATGGCCAACAAGTGCTGATACTTTAGATGTGGTGAGCGATGATGCAAACGATGATGACGGAAGCACAGGTGCTAGAACTATTGAGATACAAGGATTAGATTCTTCTTGGAACATCTTAACAGAAACAGTTACTATGGATGGTACAACTACTGTTACAACTTCAGGAAACTTTCTAAGAGTTTTTAGAGCAAGAGTAGTTACAGCAGGATCAAGTGAAACTAATGAAGGAACAATCACTATGAATCACACAACTTCTGGGGATTTACTTGCACAAATTAGTTTTAATACTATTGGACAAGGTCAAACACTAATGGCTTTATATACAATACCTGCAGGTAAAACAGGGTACATTATAAATATAAACTTTTCATCTGCAAAAGATAGTGAGCATACATTTAGATTAATGACTAGAGATAACACTGTAACTGATGCTGCATGGAACGCTAAAGAATATGCATCAGCTAGAGGTGGCTTTAATAACTGGAGAAAGTTTGCAATTAATAAAGTAACAGAAAAAACTGATATAGATTTTCAAGCAATTGCAAATAATGCATCAGCATGTAATGGAGGATTTGAGTTAATACTCATAGATAACTAATGGCTAATAGATATTTAAATAGATTTTACGATCCTTCAGATACAA